CAATCCGGCAATCCTGTTAAAGCTAAAGAAGGAAACAGTAGCTTTGATGGTAAAAGTATGGTAAAGACAATTATTCTTGAAGCAATGGACACTGATCCTGGCTTTAGATGGGCAATGAGGGGTGGTCAGTAATGGCAGATTTTCCTACAATAACTTCAGCGCCTGTTTCGGCTCCTGACGAACCTATTGACGATACTATAACCAGCAAAAGCGAAGGTGGTTATAGTCAAACACGTCCACGCAATACACGGCAACGTCGTAAGATTACTGTCAAGCACATAATGTCAAATGACGAATGGGAAGGTATAAAAACCTTTGACAGCGTTGTCGGGGGATGGTCTATTTTCAATTGGCCTCACCCTACTACCGGCGCTATTTTAAAAGTTCGTTTCACAACAAGACCAAAAGGGGAACCGGTTAGAATTAACGGTAACTACTTATTCAATGTTGATTACGTGGTAGAAACTGTATGAAGAATTTACCTTTAGCTTTACGTCAAGCTAAAAATCAATTTGGGCAAGATTCTCCTTGGTTAATTCTACTTGATCTTGATTTAACTGTTCTTGGTGGTCCTACGTTTAGGTTGGTTGCTAACAACGAAGATATTGAGTTTAACGATATTATTTATACGGCTTTTCCTTTAAATATAGAACTTCCAAAAGAAACAAACAAAGGCGAAATACCTTCGCTCAAACTTTCCGTTTCAAACATAACCAGAATGTTGCAAGTTGAGTTTGAAAAGTATTCAGGTGGTGTTGGTTCAACTTGTCGTTTGTATATTGTTAATGCAAGTTTGCTAACTGAAAACTACGCAGAATTAACAATGGATTTCGAAGTTATATCTTCAACCTGTTCTTCACAATGGGTGGAAATAACACTAGGGGCAAGCAATCCGCTTCGACGCAGATTCCCTTTGCACAGATATATCGCGGCCCATTGTAACTGGCAATATAGAAGCATTGAATGTGGGTATAATCAGTCGTTTCCGGCAACCTGTAATCGAACGTTAAGCGATTGTATAACCAGAAACAATGGACCGCGCTTCGGTGGTTTTAAAGGTCTTGCTTCCGGTTCGTTAAGGCTTGCATAATGAATTATATTGACTTACTTGGAAAAGAATTTGAATGGGGTGGTCGTGGTCCTGAAAAGTTTGATTGCTACGGTTTGTGTATTGAACTTTCACGCAGACTTAATATTAATATACCGGATTCAATATGGTCAGAAGAACCTGAAGAAATTGACAACATAATTGAAAATGCACGTCACACCGGTTGTATTAAAGTTGAAAAACCAAACGTAGGGGATTTGATAGGTTTTATGTTAAGACCGCCTTTTATTTCTCACATTGGTTTTATTGTTAACACAAATCCTGTTGAGTTTTTGCATATAACAAAAGGCACTCGCGTTTCAAGAGAACGTTTAGATAGCTTAGTTTGGAATAAAAAATTTGCGGGGTACTATAGATGGCGGGAATAACTTTAGTAACTATTCACAACGCTTTTGATAGAACCGGAAGAGACACCAAACAAGTTGACGGTGGAATTTCTCTTGAAGAAATTGCTGTTAAATATCTACCGGCTGAAGTTGAGTTTGCATTATCTGTCAACGGTGTAACTCAAACAAACCTTTCCATAATTCCAAAAGAAAACGATCTTGTCACAGCCGTTCCGGTTTTACACGGTGGTAATGGCACTGGTAAAATGATAGGTCGTATTATAGCAATGATTGTTCTTACCGTAGTTTCTTATGGGGCTGGTTCGGCTTTAGCAGGGGCTTATTTTGCAGGGTCTGCAACTGCCGCTGCAATAATTTCCGGCGCTATAATGATGGTCGGGGGTATGATAATTAACGCTGTGTTCGCTCCTAAAGCCGGTGCTGTCGCTACCCTTGGTGCTGATCCCACAACATCACAAACCTATTCTTGGAGTCCACAGAGTACGCAGCAACAAGGGTCTGTGCTGCCAAAGTGGTACGGCAAAAATAAACTATACGGTAATATTATTGTTGCTCATATTGAAAACATTACTCAAAAGTCTTACGTCAACGCTGCTTTAAATTTTGGATTTGGTCCCTTTAAAGCTTTTTCTAATTATCAAATAAACGATCAACCTGTAGCAAACTTTTTAGGTGTTAATTTTCCTGACGTTAGATTTGGATATGTAAATCAACGTTCGCTAACTTCTTTTGGTGAAACTCCTGTTGAATATAATACTTCAAGATTGGTTACTTTTGATACTCCTGTTGTATACACAACACAAGGTTCTGAATTTGACGAACTTCAGATTTCAGTTCAATTTCCTGGGGGTCTTGGTTATTACAACGATCAAGGTGTAACAACTCCATTAACTGTTAATTATAGAATATCCGTAAAACTACATACCGACGTTGCTTGGACAATTATCACAAATACCGCATATAAACAAGGTCCGTCACCAAACGATCATTGGAGTAGGGGTTTCTTTTGGAAAAGTATCGGTGGTCAAGGTGCTTGGAATGAACTTGAAGTAGGTTCTGTTGAATACACTACCCATTATGAAGGCGAATACGGTGGTATGTATGCAATAGCTGGTGTTAGTGGTCCTGGATATGTTACTCGCTGGCGGTGGATGGGCAACACGGCTTTGTTGACAACAGGTTATTTTGATTATGCTGTTGCAACAGCTTCTTCAGCTTCTTTAATTTCAATAACACACGCTGTTGATATTATAGGCAAAGGTTTGTACGATATTAAAGTGGAAAGATTGACCGCAGATTTTACTTCAACAAGAACTGTTGGAGGTAAGCTTTATTTAGCAACTATTAAAGAGGTTGCACATCAAGCTTTTACATATCCAAGACAAGTTGTAATCGGTCTTAGAGCTTTAGGAACGGAACAGCTTTCAGGTTCTTTGCGTTTTTCTTGTATTGCCGAATGTTCGCTAGTTCGTGTTTACGACGGTAGCTTATGGAAAACTACATACAGCACAAATCCAGCTTGGATTTGCTACGATGTTTTAACTCAACCTGTGTTGTCTGCCGTCGGTTCGTTTTGGGATTTTACAAATACAAAAGAAGGTTGGCTTGAAACTAATTGCACAATTAGTTTAAATTCAAATTCAATAACTGTAACACCTACTTTAACAAACGCAACTATTTTTAGAAAAGAGTTGTACGTCGATGGTGCAACTTATTCTGTTGTTAAAGCCAGAATAAAACGAATTTCAGGTTCAACGTGGAGTGGTGTTTGTAAAGGTAGTTCAACAGCCGGTGACAACATAATTACAAGAGTTGTTGCAGAACCTGTTTGGAATGGTAATTTTGTTGAAGTTGTATGGGATTTCGTAAACGAAAGTGGTTACGAAATGAACTGGAAAAGTAAGTTTGCAACTGGAATTAGCTTAACCTTGGCTTCTGCAATAGGCGACGTTTTTGAAATAGATTCAATAACGTTATGCGAAACAGCAAACGACGTTTACCGCTATGACGGTATTGATCCGGCTAGAATTGATACTGCTAAATTTTTAGAATGGGCTAACTACTGTGACGAACTTCTTTCAGACGGCAAAGGTGGTCTTGAAAAACGGATTGTGTTCAATGGTGGTTTCGATAGTGAAATGACATTGTGGGAAGCTGTTCTTCGTATCTGCCAAACCTCTTACGCAATGCCAGTATGGAACGGTATTAACCTGACAGTTACCATTGACAAACCTTCCGATCCGGTCCAGCTTTTTAGCCTTGGCAACATTGACCAGGATAGCTTTAAAGAAAACTTTTTGCCTATGGCAGATCGTGCTTCGGAAATTGAAGTTGATTTTGTTAACGAAGAAAGCGATTATCAACGCGACAAACTTACCGTTATAAATACAAACATGACTACTATTGCAAGCAAGGTTAACGTTACGTTGTTTGGTATAACCAAACCGTCAATGGCATGGCGCAATGCTATGCGAAAGCTTGCTTATAATCAAAACATTTCAAGAACTGTTGAATTTGGTGCTGATATAGACGCAATTGCTTGTACTGTTGGTGATGTAATACTTGTTCAACATGACGTTCCACAATGGGGTTACGGTGGTAGAATAGTTGCTGCGACAACTATGGAATTAACCTTAGACCAAAATGTTACTTTTTGGGATAACAAAGAATATGCAATTTTAGTTAGACTTGCTGACGATTCAATTGTTGAACGTGACATTTCAGGCGTTTCAATTATAACAAATCCCACATTGCGCGGTGTGATTAATAACCTTCTTTATTCAGGTAATTTTGCAAATCCTGTTTGGGAAAAGTTATACGGTGGTACTGCTTTAGTTCCCTTTACAAATTATACTATGACCGATCCAGACGGATTACATAAAGCAATGTTTGTAGCTTTTAGACTTGGAGTAGGAAATACTTCTGCTGATTATTCGTTTATTAGACAACAAATAACCCTATCTCCTGGAACTTATAACAGTAATATTTTCGTTAGAGGCACTAACGGAATGAATATGTTTTTTGAAAAAGTTGACGGTACGTTGCAAATTTTTACATTTGACGGAACGTGGCAACGTATAAATGTTCAAGCAAATACTGCTGGCGCTACTGTAAATTTTGCGTTTGGTACAAAGGGTGGAATGGGCTTTGCTGCAACTACGTTAGTTACTGTTTGGCATCCACAGTTAGAAAACGTAACTGGAATGATTAATAAAAATCCAGGGGATTATGTTGAAACAACAGACGTTCCTTCCGTTGGTTACTTTAATTACTATAATCCAAACGTTGTTGACGAAAACGGGGTTGTTATTGAAGGAACTAGAGTTCCGCTTTCAACTGAAAATTCAATTGTTACTGTTTCACCGGCTTTCAATGTAGCACCGTCTGAATTTGACGTTTATAGTATTGGTGAAATCGAAAAGGTTGCAAAGCCGTTTAGAGTTTCAGATATTGCTAAAGCAAGTGATTTAAAAGCTAAGATAAGTGCAACTGAATATGTTGCGAGTGTTTATAACGTTGACTATGATTTGCCGGTTACTGCTGGTATAAATTATAGCAATCCGTTAAGAACTTTCAAACAAAGTTTACCACCGTTTGAAATTTTAGCCAACGTAACAATTACAGAACGCCTTGTTAAATACAACTCAGGTTTGGTTGTAACAATAGCAACTGTTCAATGGACACCACCGGCAAACAAGTATGCTTTTTATGCCGCTGAAGTGTGGGCATTTCAAGATGGAGTTGCACCGGCTAAGATTTCCACCTCACCTATAAAGACTGAAAGTTTTGAATGGGAAGTTCCCGTTGACGGTGTTTATTGGAACTTTTGTGTAGCTCTTGTAAACTTAAATGAAGAATCTCAGCAAATTGACAACTTAACACCAGTTCGTCAGTTTATATTTGGTAAAACTTCTCCTCCTGAAAACGTT